GCGTTCGAAACCGGCTAGCCCGCCACAAGCTAGCCAACGGGTTAATGACCCACCCAAGCCGCCCGACCCGGACCGGCCCGTCCCTGACGAGGCCGCGTCGCGCGGCAACGGGGCCCCTAAAAAGGCTCCGGCTCCCGCTCAAGGCCCTAAAAAGCCTCGTGCGGCAGCGAAGGCGACCCCTAAGAAGGCCGCCAAACCCGCTCCGGTTCCGACCGTTAGCGGAAAATCCACGCCTGGCTCGGGCGTGGCCTCCTCAGGCAAGGAGGTGAGGGTTAACAACCCCAAGCGACTGTTTCGCCGGCGGCACCGTGTGTCGCCAACGCAGCTGGCTGTCATTCAAGAACGGTTCCCTGATTGGACCTTCGAGTTTGGCAATGGAGACCGCCATCCCCATCCTCTCGGTGCCACCGAGAGGGCCATCTGTGAAACGCTCGCCTTGGAACGACTGCAAGAGTTACACCCCGGTTGCAATGTCACTGACATAGGGGGCAACGCCAATCGCCATGCAGCGAATGGGCGTACGCACGTACACTCTTGTAACCCCATCTTGAGCTCTGACGACGTTCTTCGTCGGTCGGAGTACCATCCAGATGCTCGCTATTGCCATAACGTGGCCACACAGTGTGAGCTGGTACCCGACACATACCTCAGCGTGCATTCGCTTTACTACCTCTCCCCTGATGAGGTCGTGGAGCTTGTGCATAGGAGCAAGAAACACTGTCTAGTGGCCGTTGTGCACCGTTTCGACAATCTGTACGGGACCATGCACTTCAACGGCGACGAGGCCGAGTCTCACTATGAGGCCTTCGTACATGGGAGCGACGTCCACGTCGCCATGCGAGTTCGTGGTAACGCCACGACTTACTCACATGACTCATGTTCCTGGCTGAACACCACCTACCACGAAAGCGCCGGTAAAGCCGTGTGCTGGAATGGTCACCAGGTTGGTGATTCGTGGATACTAACCTTCCGGCCCGTCCCGCGGGGTCTGGTTGGTCGAATTCACAGAGACACAAATCGGCCCATGTCGCTCGTCGAAAGCCTTCGTCGTAACGACCACTATGGCAGCGTTTCGGGGATCTTGTCCCATGGAGATGAAAGCACCTACAAGCCCATGCTTGAAGTGCTCAATTTCAATTTCCAATCCATCCGCAGTTTTGGCGGTTTCATGTGGCTAACAAAGCCCAAGGAACTGCCGGTACTCCTGCCGAAAAACATTGTGCAGAGAGTCGCCGTTGAAATGGTCGGAGTGGAGCGTGATAAAGCTGGCCTGCGCAAATGCATGTCCATCATGAAAACACAGTCAACACCGAGAAAATGTCTCCCTGACAGCATGAAGCTGAACTGTATCATCCACGGTTCGGCCCTGGCTTTCGTGTATGCCCTCAATGATGAGATCACAGTCTTCAACAACCTCTGCAGCCCCACCTACAAGCGATTGTACCGGAATCTCAAATCCGTGCTGTCGCTCGAGGAGGTGGATTTCTGCAGTTGGTTCTGTTGGGGCGGCAGCTCTCTCGGTGACGACGTCGCTGATCACCCCACCGTCCGTGGATACCGCGACACTCGCCAATCACTCGGCGGTCATCCTCCCTTCGACGCCACCCAGGCTTTTGAAGGGGGTTGGCCCGGCACTGAAAGCAACATGCCGAGCCAGAGGATTAGACCGGGCGCGAAAATAGCCCATGAGTCGCGCGAGAAGATCGAAGACAAGCCCCAATTCCACCCCGTGTGCCAAACCTTCCAAGAGTGCATACCGGTGGTGCCCTACGCGTCCGCGAACAACGAGACCGCTGGTCTGCGCGCGCGCGTTTTGGCTGAGGTGCCTTTGGGATCTGATGAGTCGTGGGACAAACTGGAGGAGTTTGCCATTCCGCACATACTCGACATATTCAGTCCTGTTCCGAATGAGAACATGGAGGAGGATTTCCACAAGTGGAATTCCAACTTCCCGAAAGGCAGACAGAAGAACCAGCTCGCAGCGTGGGAGGACTTAAAAACCACTCCGCTGAACACGAAGGACTTCACCCGCAAGTCGTTCGTTAAACGCGAGCTGACCATGAAAGGCGGTCCCGTGGCCGGCGACTTGAAACCACGCATTATCCAAGGAAACTGCGATCGTCTCAATGTCGCTGGGGGCCCCTTTATGCACGCAGTAGCCACCCAACTCAAATCCGCGTGGGGACCCGATAATGTCGTGTTCTTCACGTCTGGCCAGAACGCCGAGGAAATTGGGGAGTGGCGGAAATCGTTCGGCGACGAGTCGGTAACCATTTGGGAATCCGACCAAAGCTGCTACGACTGTCATCAACAGGAAAGAGCCTACAAGTTCTTCGACCGCGTTCTCAAGAGATGCGCGGCCGACGGATATGGCTACATGAGAATTGCCAACAAATCCATGGAGATCATCTTCGGGTGGACCAGCAAAGGTATCCGCTACAAGGTGAACTATGGAATGACGAGCGGCCAATGGTCAACGACCACGTGCAACTCGTTTCTGAATGGCATCATGACCCTGTTCATCTTCACGACAATTCGTGAGAAGGATGGAATTGATATGACATTCCGCATTGCCGTGCATGGTGACGACAACATTGTCGTAGTCAGAGGGCGCCAGAGTCTGGAAACTAGGCGCCACATCAAGGCCCGTTGGACACAGATGTGTCTCGACCTCGGATTCACTGTGAAGATAAAGTCAACACATGAGTGGTGCGAGGCCGAGTACTGTTCATCGCTTTTCTGGCCGGTTCGGGACGGTTATGTTCTCGGACCAAAGGTTGGTAAACGCCTGCCGAAGATCGGCTTCTCGTTACGGAAGCTTGACAGGTCAGAAACCAAGGGTATGTTGCTTGGACTCCGTGCGGAGTGTTCGTTTGTGCCAGTGTTGCGCAAATACGCCAAGCACCAGTTGAAACTTCTCGACGGCGTCGTGAAGAAGCAGTGGGAGGACCCCCGCGCCGTGTATAAAAGCCTCTGTGCCAAAACGCACGTGCCGACGGACGCCACCTTTCAGTTCTTTCGCGATCGCTATGGAGTTTCAGTCGAAGACGCTGAAGATCAGCTTCAGAGCGCGCTCACTGGAAGCCTGACAGACTGTGTGAGTTACGGTCTGCTCACGTCTTTCATGAGCAAGGATTTGTAGCGGGACAACAAACAAACATTTCTTTTCGTGCATATAGCTTTCATTTTGCATATTTCAAATGGCAAAGAAAAACATCATCATCAAGAAAAAGAAGAAAACCACAAAACGTCCTGCCGCAACCCAAAAGGAGGTAACGATCCTTGGGAAACTGCTGCGAACCGCTGGTCGCGTTGGCGGTGGTATGGTCGGCGGAGCTATTGGCTACCCCACGGTTGGAGCCGGAGCCGGGCAGACGCTCGGCGCCGCCCTCAGCCGGTGGCTTGGCTCCGGCGACTACACTGTCCAACAGAACTCGGTCGTCAATCGGACTCTAAAGGGGTCCACTGCCGTGCCCATGATGCACCGCACTGATCAAACCGTCGTAATTCGACACCGCGAGTTCATCCAGACCATCAATGGCGGCACTGACTTTAACGTTCGTGCCAATCTGCCACTGAATCCTGGTTTGCCGCAGACCTTCCCATGGCTGTCCCAGATTGCAGCCAACTTCCAAGAGTACCGTTTCATGGGACTCGTCTTCCACTATGTCCCAACAAGTGGAATGGCCACTGGTGCGGACACGCGTCTCGGTGCTGTAATGGCCCAGACCGTCTACCGAGCCACGGACACCACGCCTGCCACCAAGTATGAGCTCCTCAACGAGTTCTGGAGCAATGAATCGCTCCCCTCGGAGGCTATGGCGCACCCAATCGAGTGCAAGCCCAGTGAGACTGTCCTGACCAACCGTTACGTCCGTACCGGAGCCGTCACGGATGATCTCATGTTCTACGACTATGGCCGAACTGTCTTTGCAACGCAAGGCCAGATTCAAGCCGGTCTGGTCGGAGATCTTTGGGTTACCTATGAGGTTGAGCTACGCAAGCCGAAGCTCACAAGCACCCTCGGTCAACTCGTCAGAAGCGCCTTGTTCAACAACACTGGCGCCTCAATCGTCCGTCCTCAGCAGAATTCCGCACTCGAGTTCTCGTCCTTCACGGGTCTTATCATCGTCGACAATCCTGCCGACAATGAGATCCGGATCACGATACCGCCCGGTAATGCCGGCGCCTATTCGTTCGAGATGGCTATCGCCGGTTCCACACTGGCCTCCTCGGGCACCCCTGGCTACGCACTCACCAATGCTGCCGCCAAGGTTAATGCCCTTGAGACGACGACGATTCCCACGTTGACAGCGGGCACTGCAAGACTGACAATGACCGGAGCCTTCCGTGTCCTTGATCCAACTGCCACCGCTGTTGTCCGCGTTATCGGACACACACTCTCTGGAACTCTCACGCGATGTGTAACGCGCATCACGCAAATCGATTCCGATGTCCTCGGATGGTAAACACGCAACCAAAATGCATGTATGGCC